AAAGCGCTGGTGCAGCGTGTTGTCGATGCTGGTGTTGCTGTACATCAGACGTTGAGCCCGAAGTACATGGTTTCAGGCTGAGGCTTCGGCAGGGGCGCGAACTCATACCGGCCCTGCACCATGCCGGGGAAGAGTTCGGACATGGCCCAGATAAAGGCGTCGGCGCGGTTCGGCGAGTTGTCGCCGGTATAGCCGTAGGTCGAGAAGGCGCAAAGCTCGTCTTCGAGGTCGGGGAAGTGGCCGACGAAGCGCACCTTGCCCTGCTCGGAGAGCGACGAAATAGGCTCGGCGCGAATCGCCTTGCCACGGCTCGCCGTCACCGACTTGTACGGGATGTTCGCCTTGGCGGTGCGGACGACGTGCTGCACCATGGCGCCGCCGTAGTTGACCTCGCCCACTACGATGTCGGCGGCGTGGCGGTCAAAGGCTGTCGCGACGACGCGCCCCCAGGTGGCCGGGCCTGCCTTGATGGTCAAGTCCTCGATCACGTAGCCACGGCCGTCGGTGCCCAGCGCGGCGACGATGATGCCGATGGCGTCGTTGCCCTCGTTCTCGGTGTCCCCGGAGCCCGAGGGATCGACCGCGACCACGATGCGCTGCCAATCCGGCATCTCGCCGCTAATCCGTGCGCGGTCGATCCCTTCCAGGGTCCAGAGGGCGTTGGGGTTTGTGTCGCCGAACTCGCCCGCCATGAAGCGCTGACGCATGCGGGCCGGCAGGGCTTCGAGCGTGTTGAGGTAGTCCGCGCTCAGGTTGTCGGCGTTGTCCTCCGGGTTCATACGCATGCAGGCGTAGTCGTCCGGATTGTCGAGCGGCTTGCGGGTGTTGGGGTCGCGCTTCAGGACGAACAGCGAATACGTCCAATGCCCTTTCGACGGCGGGTTCTCGTCGTAGTACATGCGGACCGGCAGCTCGTGCGTCTTGCCGTCCAGCGTGTACGTGCATTTTTGCGCGAGGCGGGTCATAGCCGTGCCGCGCGCCTCGAAGGAGATCTGCGAGACCTCGTTGAGTCCGATGGTGGCGAACTCCTGGCCCAAGATCTTCTCGGTGCGGTCCTTGTCGTCGAGTCCGCCAAACCAGAGCTCCGAGCCGTTCGGGAAGGTCGCGAACCAGTCGGTGCGGTTGATTTCGTAGGCGACGCCGGGGAAGCAGATCGACATGACCTTGGGGAAGGTGTCGCGAACGATGGACGCCTTGATCTGGTTGAAGTGCAGGCGGAACATCGCGTGGCGCGACTTCGGTGCCTTCAGGGCACGCACAACGATGGCGCGCACGATGTTGAAGGTCTTGCCGGAGCGCGAGCCGCCGTACAGCATGACGTGGCGTGCCGAGCCCAACATGCGGGTCGCTTCGACCTGCTTGGCGGTGGGCTTATAGGGCTGCATCGTCCTTGCTCAGCGTCAGCGTGATGGCAGCGCCATCCTTGCCGGTATGCTCCATGCGGTCACGCCAGGTCAGGAAGCGGCGGTTTTTCAGCCAGAAGATGCAGGCCGTGGTGTCGGGCGCGACATGCTCGGTGTACGGCACAATGACGGGCTGGCCGTTGTTCTGAAGGATCTTGACGGCGTCATAGCTGTAGCCCGTCGCGCGCTCGTACAAGGTCCGCTCAACACGGTCATCAGCGATGTCCTTGCCGACCTTCAGCGCTGTGCCGAATTCCTTGTACTTCGACGCCCAGTATCCAATCGTGCGACGCGACACACCGAAGGCAATGCCGAGTTCGAAGTCGGTGGCGCCTTGCTTGCAGAGTTTCTCCGCTTGCTTGGCGTACTCACGTTTGTAGGTGGCTGGCTTGGGCATGACTAATCAAGCGCTCGATTAGTGGCATCAAGCCCGCATTGGTGAATTAGATCGGAGAATTTCACGGTATCGACAAGACCCAATCCGCGCATTCTTACGACATAGTCGCAAAGCGACTGAAAGTCTGTAGTTGCCCAAGTGACCACTCCCGGTGCGCCAGCCAACACGTGGAAACACATCACGAACGATTCACCAGTCTTGATAACCTGATCGACCAGCGCCTTTGCTTGGGCAAGCGTGATAGTGCTCTCCATGTTCACCGATGGAATGACTCGCTTTTCGCCTGCACCCACCAAAGACGAAGGGCTGAAAAGGATTCCGTTCGTCGTTGTGTATGTCGCGACGCCACGGCATGCGACTATTCCTGCACGCGTGACAGCAGCAAGAACGTCTGAGGGTTTCGCTACGGCGGTACCTAGATAATATCCAGATCCATAGTCTCCATTGGGATAGGCGGCGTACGGCCCGACAGCTGTCAATCCGAGTTGATTGACGTAATCGATGCTCGTTCTTATTTTTGGGTACGGATCTGCGAAATCCGCCCAGTTGCCTATGCTGCCCGCGTGATGAGCGCCGTGGTATTGAAACTCATGCCCTGCGGCGATGAGTTCATTGCCATTCTCGACAGTGAAAAACGATGCGGACGGCCCAAAGGAATTAAGCGTCCCACCTTCATCTAAATTGCTTTTGCAGAAAAAGGTGGCTTTAATGTTTGACGACGTCAGTATCGGATATGCCGCCGAATACTGGGTGATGTCGCAATCGTCGAAAGTGAAGCAGATTTTAGGCCGACCACGCTGACCACCGACAATGCCATCGAAGTAGACCGTCTTTGGCCCGGTCGCCTCACCAGTTACGCGAACTCGAACGGTGCGAATGGTCGACCAGCTGGGCGCGCCAGCGCCGACAGTCCACGCCTGAGGCCCGGTGTTTGTCGATTTCTGGAAAAAATTCCAACCCGGACGCTGAGGGTTGAACGCCGCTGTGTAGTAATTGGTGAATCCGCCTACGTCGCTAGATAGAATAAGGGTGAAGGCAATCGAAGTTGATAGGTTCCACTGCTCTGGCGATACATACATCGCGACGCCGACCGAATCGCACTTCGATAAGTCAACGTTCGCGCCCAGCGTCTGAGTAATAGTGGCGGTTGGAGAAGAGCCACTAGCCGGGGTCGTGAATTTTATCGTCTGAGCCGGGTTGTACTTACCGACGATGTCGGTACTGGCGGCCACGGCACCGCCCAACGTAGACCCATCTGTCCACGCGCCACCAATGGCGCCTGCCCCGGTAACCAATACGGTACCGGGGAACGCGGCGCCATTGATTGGGATAGCCGAGCGAGTCATTACGCCATCGGCGTCCAGTCGATGATGATCTTGGCGTCATCTGATGCGGACGACTTCTGGACTGTGCACCCATTGACGAATTTCGCGTCATTACCGAGAAACCAAAAGCCGGTAAATCCGATTGGTATCACCGCCGAAGCTGCGGTTGTGCCATCCTCTGCATATAAGCCAGTGATAGTGAGCGTGCCGACCATCGCGGCGCTTACCCAGATGCCGCCCAAATAAATCGCTGTGGTCCCGCCGGTGCCGATGTTCTTAACGCCAGTACCCGCCGATAGAATCGAGCGATTCATGGGGCGGCGTGTTTTGGTGAGGTTATTGGCTGTCGGGCCGGACGACGTCTCATTGTCGCCGCCACCAATAACGCCCTGCTCGAGCACCTTTGCCGCACCAGAAGTCAGATCCGGCAACGGCGTTGGGATGCCCTTCTCGTTTACGATCCGAACATTGTCTCCGCTCACTTCACTTTCCCCTTCGCTTTCGGCGCGGGTTTGGCGGGCGGCTTAGGCCGCAGAAGCTTGCGCAGCGCGGGTGATGGTTTCTTCACGAGGCCTCCGAGGCGGGCGTGGTGCCCCGGAGAGTTATTTACACTCTATCGAATTGCGTAACGGCAATGCCCTTGGCTTCGGCCATCGAGAGTAAAGCTATGGATTCGCGGAATTTCGGGCGGTTGATGCCTTGCGCCCAGCGAGTAACCGTAGACGGAGCAAGGTTTAGGGTGGCAGCAAGTTGTGCGTAAGTGACGCCGGCGGACTTGAGCCGCTCAAGCAGTCGCGGCCAGAAGTCGGGGTCGTGAGGGGTGGCGTAGTCAGTCATTCACACTCTCCGCTTTCGGCATTCGCTCAAACCCGGACTCCGCAATCAGCCGCTCCCACATCGCCACGAGGTCTGCCCGGCTC